TTCAGGTGCTCGATCGCCTGCTGCGCGCGCTCGGTGTGGTCCGCCGCGGACGAGGCCCCGTGCAGGAACTGCTTAGCGAGCTCCTCGGGCGTGCGGACGTGCTGGTCGCCATAGCGATCGGGCTGGGAGCGATACAGCGTCCCGGCTTCGTTCAGCGTGTAGCCGGACTCGGCGATCCGCTGGTCGAGATGCGCCTGCGTCGCGCGCGTGACCTCTTCGGGATCCGCTCCCGATTCGAGCTTGCGGATCGAAGTGTCGTAGCCCTTCGTGTACTGCGAGAGCGCATCGTAGTGCTCATCGCGGAGCTTGCTCGCGACGGCCTCCGCAGCGTCGAGGTGAGCGCGCTCGTTGAACGTGTTGCGCGTGTCTTCCTCGGTTGCGGCCTGCGAGCGGATGACGCGCGCGAGGGCCGCTCTCTCGCTCGCTCGCTCTGCAATCGGAGGCGGCTCGCCATTCTTGAAGAGGTGCTCTTCGTCGAAGTCTGCGAGCGCCTTCGCCTGCTCGCGCGACAGGCCGCGTGACTCGAGGCGATCGATTCGCTCGGCGACGTCGCCTGATACGCCCTCGCTCTCGACGATGCTGCTGATGCGCGCGCTCTTGTCGCCAGACCGAGGCTCAGAGCTCGAGTCACCGTCCTTCGGCGTGAACCGGCCCCCATCGGGCTCGCCAGCCGGCACGCGTTCGACGTTCGCCTCGTCCCAGTCGTCGGTGCGGACCGCGTCGTCGAGGAAGCGGATCTCGGTCTTGCCGCCGTGTCCGTGGATCTCGCGGACCTCGTCGAGCGAGTCGAAGAGCGTCGTCGAGCGGTGCTTCGTGAGCCAGCGCATGGCGACGGTGCCGTCCTCGAAGACGGCTCCGTGAGCGACGACGCCGGTACCGGAGACGCCGGTCTCGTCCTCGATGCGGTAGAGCTCGAAGAGGCGCGGACCGCTCGTCGCGTCCGTGCGCACGCGCGCGCGCTCGTAGTCGTCTTGGGTCGGCTTCGGCTTCTGCGCGACGCCGGGCGGAAGCTGCGGGGGACCTCCCTGCTGGGGGCCTCCCTGCTGCGGGGGACCTCCCTGCGGGGGCGGACCTCCCATGCCCGGAGGGGCGCCCGGTCCGCCCATCTCCGTCGGGTCGGGCGGGTTCTCCATTTGCTCGAGGTCGGCCTCGAGCACGGCCTGGCGCGCCTTGATGGCGTCGTCGGAGAGCCGGACCTCGTCCTCGAAGCCGCCGGCGATGCCGAAGCGCGCGATGGCGACCTCCTCGGGCAGCAGGACCTGGGCCTGGATGTACGTCGAGTCCCGCTGCGCGATCGCGCTCTGGCGCTGCGCCTGCACGAGCGGTGTCTCGGTCCAGAGCGGGGTGAACTTGACCGTGAGCGACTTTGGCCGCGTGCGCGTCGGCGACGCCTTCGACTGCAGCCAGATGACGAGCAGGCGCCGGATCTTCGGCGCGAGCATCGTCGTCTGCTCGGCGCGGATGCGGTCGTAGAACCAGCGGAAGTCGCTCTCGCCCGTGGCGTTCATGCCGGCGGGCGACTGGCCCATCAGGATGGTGACGGGGATCTGCACCGCCGCGGCGAGGCGGAGCATGAACTTTTCGAGCGTCGCGGGGATCTCGCTGAACGAGACGGAGTGCCGCGTGAACTCCTCCTTCGCGTCAGCATCGACGACGATGGCGCGCATCACCGAGCGGTAGAGCTCGATGATCTGCAGGCGCGCCTGGAGCTTCGCCTGCTCGTTGGCGCCGATCATCTCGGCGAGACCGGTCATCTTGAAGATGGCCTGGTTGCCGTCGGTGAGCAGCGTCTCGACGGCCGCCCATCCGGTGTTGAACGAGCGCAGCACGTTGTACGCGCGCTGCAGGACGGACATGTCCCAGCCGAAGAGCTGCTGCCGCTCGCGGATGCCCGTCGATGCTCCGCGGAAGAGGATGAGCCGCGACTCGTGGACAAGCATCGTCGGCGACGACTTGGCCCCGGCCGCGGTGACGGCGTACGTCTTGGGCGTGCCGAACTTCGGGCCCGGTTCCTCGTAGAAGTCGACGGGCCAGAGAAGTCGGCGATCGAGCGGGTAGAGCCACTCTACGTCGTTCGCGCGCGCGGGCTTGAGCGGCTTCCAGGCCTCCTGGCCGTCGTCGGCACCGATGAGGACGGCGCCGCCGCCGTAGCAGCGGCCCCACTTGGACCCTTCTTGGAAGTTGCCGCGGACGTCGAGCGCGTCGAACTTCTCCTGGATGACCTCGTCGAGCTTCGGGTCGCCGGTCTCGATCGAGAACGGCTCGCGAAGCATCTCCTGCGGGACGACGTCGACCATGCGCGCCGCCATGTCGTCTGCGTGATAGAGCGCGGAGAGCTCGACATCCTCGAGCATCCGGTTCGGTAGGACGTAGCCGTAGGTCGTCTTGTCGCGCGCGGTGCCGAAGCCGGTGACCTCGTTGATCCACGCGTCGAAGCGCGACGTAGCGCGTGCGCGGAAGGCGCCGAGCGCCTCGCGCATCTTGATCGACGCGGAGTTCAGCATGCGAAGCCCTCGACGGGAGATGGAAGGGACCTGCGCACGCCCAAACTGGTAGGGAGGCGCGCGCGAAAGCCGCGGAACTATTTCGGCGCGTTCAGCGGGCGGCGGCGCATCCGCTCGATGCGTCGCCGCGTCTGTTCGAGTCCCCGCGAGATAGCCCTCCGCCGATCGTCAGGGCTGAGAACGCGAAAGGAGGCAGCACCGGTCGGCGGAGGAGTCTCAGAGATGCGCCGCGTCGGCGGTGGCTCGTCGTCGTCGCGGCAGCCGACGAGAGCGCGGAAGCCTGGGGTGCACGGGTCGCGCGCGTCGCACGAGAGCGCGAAGCCTGCGCCGCTTTCCGGCCCGCACGTGCAGTCCTCGCCCATGTCGCAAGTGAGCGCGTGGACCTTCACGTGCCGGTCCTCTTGCCCAGCGCTTCGACCATCGGGTTGACCGTCGAGCAGGCATGCAGCGCCAGGGCGAGGGCCCAGGCTCGGTCGCCGTGCCCTTCGCTCGTGCGCGGCGTCTCGTACTTGACGTTGCCTGCGCTCGTAATGACGCGCTTGATCGACGCGAGCTCCTTGCGGAGAAGCTCGGCGGTCTTCGGCTCGGCGAACGGAAGGACCTTGTCCTCGGCGGGGAGCCGGACGTTCTTCGCCGCGGTCGCCGCGTACAGGCCCGTCGCGAGCTCCTCTTTCATGTTCGGAGTGAAGTCGACGAGCTCGACGCGCGGGCGACGGTGCGGGACGTCGATCCTCTCCGAGTGCTTCCTCTTGATGCGTTCGGCCGGGAAGTAGCCGAGGCCCGTAGAGTCGATGCAGAGGCGCTTGAGGTGGTACTTCTCGAAGGCGCGCGAGACCATGGCCTCGAGCCCCTCGGAGTCGGTCCGCTTCATCGTCTCGACGTGGACGACGTAGCGGACGCCTCTCACGAGACGGACGACGAGCAGGACGGACAGGTCGACCTCGCGGCCGATGTCGAGGCCTGCGTAGTAGTCGCCGTACGCGAGGCCCGGAACGTCGTAGCTGACGCTGCAGGCCTTGATCTGGTCGGTCGGGATGTACTGCAGCTCGTTGTCGAGGAACGAGCAGCGGAACATCTGCGCGAACAGGCGCGGGTCGCCCTTCGCCAGCTTCCAGCACTTGCGGAGATCGACTGGGTAGCCCTGCGAGATCGCGAGCTCGATCGGAATCGAGTGCGGGGCCCATCCGCTGTTCGGCTCGAGGGCCTTTTCCCAGAGGACATGGAAGTCGTTCCCGATGCCGTTCGGCGTCGAGACGACCCGCATCTTGTAGCCGAGGAGCGTGACGGGCGCGGCCGCGTCCCAGACCTTGGCGGCGTGCTCCTGGTAGGCGAACTCGTCGAGGAAGACGTTGCCGGTGAAGCCGCGGCCACCGGAGGAGGGGAGCGCGAGGATCCTTCCGCCGCTCGCGAAGGTCAGCTCGTTCGAGTTGTCCTTGCGCCCGAAGCGCGCCATCTCGGAGCCCAGGGCCTGCAGCACCTGCGCGTGCTTGCGCGCCTTGTCGAGGACCTCGACGGCCTCGCGGTCGCCGACGGAGATGACCGTGGTGAGCTCGCCGTGGAAGGCGCCCCAGAGAACGCCGACGGCGCTCGTCGTGTGCGAGGTGCCGATCTGGCGAGACTTGTTCGCGATCGCCGCGTCGTTCTGCTCGAACAGCCAGTCGCGCTGGAACGGGTAGAAGCTGCCGGCCCAGGCGGCGAGCGCCGAGAACTCACTCTCGGGGAGCGCTTGCTGGTACTTCGCCAGCGCCTGCGCCGCTTGACTCGGAAGCCTCATCCGGTGGTCCCTGCTGCTCGGGCGGCGGCGGCGGCGGTTGCTCGAGCCACGCGGGATCGATGGGCGCCGGCGGGACCGTGACCTCGCCGACGGCGGGGCCTCGCGCGCCGTGCTCGCCGAAGAGCTCCCGCACGAGGCGGGCGGCCTCGACGACCGTGGGCGCGTCGCCCATGAGCGGGCCGCCGTTTGCGCCGGTGAGCTGCTGCTGTTTCGGCGCGTCGAGCCCGAGGTACGCGGAGATCCGCGTCTGGATGGCGAGCATCCGGTCGATGGCGGCGAGCTCGCCACGCTGAGCGCGCTGGTAGAGACCGCCGCGCAGGACCGCTTCGAGCCTCGCGACCTCGATCCAGCGCTGCTCGTCGACCGTCTCGTTCGCCTCCTGCCGGAGTCGCTCGACTGCCTTGCGGAACACCTTGAAGGGACCGGACGCGTTCGCGTAGCCGAGCTCCTTCGCGATCATCGACCACGTGAGCCCGGCGCGCCGGCGCTGGATGATCGACTCTTCGAGCTCGAGGTTCGCGACCTCGCCCGCGTCACGCTTCGACGTGTTGCCCATCGGTTCGCTCGCGGTGCGCGGCGCCGAG